ACAATGATTTCTTTGTAGTGGTTTTTACGACAAGAATTTTCAAGCCATTGATTAACAAAGGATTGGGTGTGTATACTACTTCAAGCCTAAAGGATTATTTGCCAGATATCGGTGCGGGTTTGTCAGTGCGGCGCAAGAATTCCCATGATAGCCTCGCATTTATCGCCTCTCCGCAATGCTATGAGGCTCAACCAAGATGCGGCGCTCAGGGCGCGCTGGCGCTCATTGGGTCTTGCTGGATGGTGATGAGATGAGCGCAGCAGGCAAGCGACACCTTCAGCGCGTGGCCGACCTGGGGATGAACCAGGGGTGCATAGTCTGCGGCGAGGCGTTCGCCCATGTGCATCACATCTTGGAAGGGCGGGTGCCAGGCCGGAAAGCCGGTGACTACTGCACCATACCACTGTGCCTCGAATGCCATACCGGAACCCATGGCATCCACGGAACCCGGCAACGCTGGTCATTGCACAAGGCCACAGAACTGGATAAACTTGACGCGACACTAGGGGCAATCTATGGGTGACCCGGTAATCCTGATTCCGCAACACGCCAGAGATCGGTTCCGCGCCGAGGTGGATGTGATCCGAAGAACAACCCCCAGTCCAATCCTCAGAACTGCTAGAATCCAGTACGCGATCAACAAGTTGCAGGAGCAGTATCCATTCGCATTCCGGGAGGAGTCATGGAACCAAAGCGTGGAGAGCAGCACCCAAGGGCAAAACTCACCAACCACGAGGTCGAGCAAATGAGGCGCCTCCGGGAAGAGAGTAACCCCACTCCACCTTTAAGCCACTTGGCCGTAATGTTCGAGATCAGCAAGACCCAGGTATTCCGGATCTGCTGCTACCAGGAGAGGTAACAATGGTAACACAACCGGATATAGAGCAATCAAAGCCCAGGATGAAGGCCATGATCGCAGATCTTGTTCGGCAGCGCGAGGAACTGATTGCCGTGCTGACCGAAATCAAACTCATTCAACCAATCGGGCGATCTCTACGCGAATACAGTCACTCGGTGCAGTCGATTGCTTCCGGCGGTATTGCTAACACCAAATGGAAGACATAATCACAACTGTCCCGCCAGGCGCAAAGTATTGCTGTACCTCCGCGTACGGGTGCAAATTCCTGCTAGTGCCTAGAGCAAGCACACATACTATGGACAAGTGCTTACGGTACAAAGCGATTGTTGATCGTGATGATAGGCAACGACCAGAGAGGCTCAGTGTGTGTAAAGATGGCCGGTAAGACCAAACCAACCAATCCCCTGATGATCAATGAACAATCATGGGATAAAGCCAAGGTAATGGACATCCTCTGCGCGGCGATAGCCTCCTCAAGTTCCAGTATCGCCACCATCCTGGCCTCCGGGCATGAGGGCAACACACTGCCAGGGTATTCAACGGTGGCGGTATGGATGGCTAAAGATGACGCGCTCCGGGAGCAATACACGCGCGCGAAGGAGGCCCAGGCTGAACACATGGCCGAGGAAGTGGTGGACATCGCCGACGCCGGCACCAACGATTGGATGGAAGCCAATGACCCGGACAACCCAGGCTACAGGGCGAACGGAGAACACATCCAGCGTTCAAGGTTGCGTATTGAGACTCGCAAGTGGTTGATGGGTAAGTTGAAGCCCAAGAAGTACGGTGACTCCACCAGGCTGGAACACACCGGGAAGATGACGCTCGAGCAGCTGATCACCGGCAGCAATGACGGAACTGAGCGCGACTGACCGGATCAGGGGCTGGCGCCTCGACCCAGCGCGGTTCGTCACCGAAGTCTTCAAGGTAGAACTGGATGAGTGGCAGCGGGATGCGCTGTCCTACCTGGGCGGCGACTACAACAACAGCAGGCGACTATGCCTTCGAGCCTGTACCGGGCCGGGCAAGAGTGCCGTTCTCGCATGGATAGGCTGGCACCGCCTGGTCTGCTTTGCCGCCAAGGGCGAACACCCAAAGGGCGCCGCGCTCTCGATCACCGCAGACAACCTCAAGGACAACCTCTGGTCTGAACTCGCCAAATGGCAGAGCCGGTCGGAGTTCCTGCGGTCGGCCTTCACCTGGACAAAGGAGAAGATCTACGCGAACGATCACCCTGAGACATGGTTCCTGTCCTCGAGATCCTTTGCCAAGGACGCCAACGCCGAGGCGATCGGCCGGGCGCTGTCCGGGTTGCACAGCAAATTCCCCTTCGTCCTGCTCGATGAGACAGGCGATATGCCGGTGGCTGTCGGCCGCGCCGCAATCCAGATCCTGACCGGAAACCCGAAGGACGCAGCCATCGTCCAGGCCGGCAACCCGACCAGCACGAACGGCCTGCTCTACGAATCCTGCACCAAAGCCAAAGAGCAGTGGCACCTGATCACCATCACCGCCGACCCGGATGACCCCAAGCGAACGCCGCGGGTAAGTAAAGAACACGCCAGGGAGATGATCGACACCTACGGCCGGGAGAATCCCTGGGTAATGGCGACCATCATGGGCCTATTCCCTCCGACAGGGTTCAACTCGCTGTTCAGTCTCGAGGATGTTGAAGCCGCAATGGCGCGAACCTACAAGGCGGATCAGATCCAGAACGCCGCGGTGATCCTTGGCGGGGACGTGGCACGGCAGGGCGACGATGCCAGCGCGGTGATCAAGAGACAGGGGCGCCAGGCATACCCAATCAAGACCTACCGGATACCGGACACGATGCGGGTGGCCGACCAGTTCATCATCCAGAAGCTGGAACACCAGTGCGACGCCTTCTTTGTTGATGAGTCCGGAGGCTATGGCGCCGGGGTGATCGACCGGATGCGATCGCTGGGGCATGACGTTATCGGCGTTCAGTTCGGCGGTAAGGCGTCAGACAATCGGTTCTTCAACAAGCGGTCGGAGATGTACTGGCTGGCCGCGGATTGGGTCAAGAATGGCGGATCTCTGGCGCCAGACCCTGAACTGAAGGAAGAACTGTGCGCCACGACCTACGTCTATCAGAAGGATCAGTTCAGGATTGTCGAGAAGGAAATCATCAAGTCCCAGATTGGCCGGTCACCCGACAAGTCGGACTCATTGATCCTGACCTTTGCCCACCCGGTGGCGCCGAAGAGGACAATCCTGCATCGTTCCCATGCAACACAGCGACGGGAGTACGATCCATTCTCCAAATGACCTGATACTCATCCGGAGGCTCTATGTGTTTCGGCCCTTTCGCACCAGCCACACCCGCTGCACCCGCCCCCCCTCCCGCCATGGAGCCGCCGAAGCGAGCCGAGTCGGCGCCCAACGCTGCCGCCATTCAAGGACAGAACAAGGCGCGGCAGGCAACCGGATTCAGCGCCGGCCCTGGTTCCACGTTTCTTACTGGCCCTGGCGGGGTTGATGCAACGCAACTCTCGCTCGGGAAGAACATCCTGCTGGGCGGCTGACCGTGGATGAGATTACGACACGGGCCAGGCTGAAGTCGCGGAAGTCGGCGCTGTGGAACGAGCGGTCAAGCTGGGTCACCCATTGGCGCGAGATCAGCGACAACCTCATGCCGCGGTCTGGCCGGTTCTTTGTCAGTGATCGGAACCGAGGCCAGAAGAAGCACAACAACATCTACGACTCCACCGCCGGCAAGGCGCTGAATACCCTGACCTCCGGGCTGATGGCTGGCATGACTTCCCCGGCGCGGCCGTGGTTCAGGCTGGCGGTGCCAGATCCAAACCTGATGAAGCTTGGCCCGGTCAAGACCTGGCTGGATGATACGACCACCCTGATGCGAGACATCTTCGCCCGGTCGAATACCTATCGGGCGCTGCACTCGATGTATCGCGAACTCGGCGGGTTCGGCACCGGGGCCAGCTTGATTCTCGATGACTTTGATGATGTGATCCGGCTCCACCCACTTACGGCCGGCGAGTACGCGATCGCCACCAACGACAAGGGGACGGTCGATACCCTATACCGCGAGTTCGATGTCACCGTTGGGAACCTGGTGCGCGAGTTCGGGTTCGTCGGTGATAACCTGACGCCGAAGCGGAAGCCCAAGGACAAGCGCGACGGAGTCTCGATGACCGTCAAGAACCTGCATGAAGCCGGGACGCTGGATGCCTGGGTCACCATCATGCACGTTATCGAGCCGCGGGAAGA